TGAGTTTAGAGGTAGGTAGAACGCGCATTAAAATTCATCCCAGTCAGATTCTGTGGGTACCTTATCCGTACTCTCCAAAGCAATATAGGTTTTACCGTGGTACTTCACCATATGGGCTTGCCCCGGGAAAGGGTTATCTTCAGAGAATTGCCCGTGGTATGCCTCGCCACTTTGCCATTCTCCCCGCCAGATAAATCCCAGTCCTTGGCCTCCCGCCTGCCCTGGTTCGCCGATCGCGCCGCGTGGGCCCCGCTTCCCTGGTTCCCCAGGTTTACCGGCAGCTCCTTGAACCTTGCCGACGACATCCTGCTCCCCCGTGGTAAACTGTACAACAAGCTCCCCTTTGGCGGAGATCCAGAACTTACTAACCCCCCGCCCGTCTGCTCCGGCAACGCCATGGATTCCATCAGAACCATCTTTACCCGGAGGGCCAGCGTTGCCTTGCGGTCCTTTCGGTCCGTCGGGTCCGCGAATATAGCCAATAAGTTTTTTACCTTCAGGATATACCATCCAAAGGTTGTACTCAGAATCGAGTACGGCATCTGTAGGACCGGTACCGTCCTTACCATCTTTTCCGTTTATGCCATCTGACCCGTTTATACCGTCCTTTCCGTCAACCCCGTCCTTGGGAAGAGACAACGTTACCTGATTAGAAAAGCCGTCAGAAAAATGAAAAGACAGGAGGGAGCCTTCTAGCGTCACGCCCTGTACGGATACCCCCGGGTCCCCCTTTTCTCCTGGGCGACCGGCGCGACCGTCTAAGCCTCGCAGTGCCGACAGGGAAAGGGTTTTACGTTCCTCGTTGGAGAGGATAAAAGACAAATCGTGAGTTTTCTCGTCAAACTCCACGGCCTGTATTTCTGCGGCGCTAACCCCATCTTTCCCGTCTATACCGTCTGCGCCGTTTACTCCATTCTCCCCGGTAGGGCCAATAACGGTCCCCACGGACAGTTCTTCCTCGTTATCGAAGAACAATACCAGTTGTCCGTCATCCCGGACGGTAGCCGCTGTTACAGAGCGCCCGGGAGCGCCGCGTTGCCCCCGGCCCCCTCGTTCCCCTTCCGCCCCGATCACCCGCCCTACGCGCTCTACAACGCCGTCCGAGTAGGTGAGGAGTAAATCCCCCGCGTCTACTTCCGCCCGGGTCATACTGCGCCCCTCCTTGCCTTCAGGCAGGGGTATGTGTTTGAGTTCCGAGCGTACAAGTTTGGGTACGAGGAGAGAAACTGCTGCAAGAAATTCGGTTGACTTACCCACCGTGAGTTCCCTCGTGTTGGAGTAATGCTGCTATAAGCGGGTCCACAGGTTCTGCGTCATCGTCCCCTTGAATCCATGCATTGATAAGGTCGATCGCCCGGGCCTGCTCCTTGGTATCCTCCGTATCATCTTCAGGGGTGTCCTCGGTGTCCGTTGTGTCCTTTTTCTGCGGTTGAGTACCTTGAGACAAACGATCTACATCGTCGATACGATCCAGAGGAACGAGGTTATTTGCCTGTATGAAATAACGGTCCCCGCCTTCTATGGGGTTCATACCTTCCTTTTCACGAATTTCATTTGGAGAAATCGCGGCTACCCGAAAAAGATTCATGTAATACGCAGACCTTGAATCAGGGTCTCCCCGTAGGAGTTCCTGTACTTCCATTTTACTATACATGCCGCCATAGTTATTGCCAAGCAGTTTTCGGTCTATCTCCTGCTCAAAGCGCAAAATCCACGGGAGTAGGGTGTCGCGGATGACTTCCCGATTCGCCTGTTCAAAATTGTTATAAGTAGACTTGTCCCAATCAAACACCTTGTTAGGCGGAACCCCGTACCAACGACAGATATCAATAACCGAGAATTTCCGGGTTTCTAGAAACTGCGCGGCATCGTTGGGGAGCGAGGTAGGACTCCAAGTGAGCCCCTCGTCAAGTACAACGGTCTTAAGGGTTTTCTTTGGGCCTTTTAAAAACTCATTCCAAGATTCCCGGAGTCGCTCTCGGGCAGGTTTATTCAGTTTGCCCGGATGAGTAAGCACACCAGAAGGTGTCGCCCCGTTACCAAATAAGGAGGAACCGTGATCCTCCAGGGACATGTTAAGCCCCATGGTTCTAGCCGCATAGGCAATTGTACTATATCCAACTAGCCCGTCAAAACCCAATCCATGAAGGTGTAGAATCTCATCCGGAAAAAGGAACACGTTCTGTCCACTTCTACCTTGAGAAACCGTATAGACTACCCCACCGGTTTCAGGGTCACGCTGTACGTCTACCCGGTCCGGGGAGATGAACCAAAGATTCTTTACCCGTCCAGCTGCGTCACGTTCTATCTCCGCATACCCGTTCCCCCAATTAATCGCGGCGGCATACATATGCTCGCGAAAAGTAAAGGCGCTCATTTCTGGATTAGCACTGGTACGCAGAACTTTCGCGACGGGATGGTCAGGCATAAGCCGTGACTGTCTAGCACCTGCGGGGGTTAGAGAGCCCACCCGTATGTTCCAAGGGAGTGTTGCTATCTGCTGGGAAAGGTAATTCGTACATCGCCAAACAGCCGACAGAGTCATCGCCGTGTCCGGCGTTATTAGGGACCCAGCTTGAGTAAAATCGAAGGGAGTGCGCCCGAAGGCAGCCCCCCTCTGACCGTCAGTCGTCCGACGCAGCGCCAGTAGATTCTTCGGAATCAGTTTCGCCAGAAAGCTCATTTAGCAAAGCCTCAGCATTAATTTTTGTTAAGGCGCGCTCATTCACGGCCTCACCAGTTAAAGAATCTTTAACGTCGTACCACGGCCCACCGCGGTGCTCCATCTCATAAGGGACCACTTCTTTTTCCGGTTCTGATTCCGGAGGTATAAATTTTGGAGGGTCCACGTTAGCTTTTCCCAGAGGTAGATCAGCTGCCGGATTTTCCAATATAATCTGACCTTCTATCAAAACAGGCACCCGGACGGCGACCCCTTGTACATCACAAAACTTTACCGCGAGGGCTTCCTGAAGATTGTAAACTTCTCCCCCAGAAAAGTTGTATATATCCCGAAAACAAACGTCCCTGTGAAATAGTACCGTAGCCATTAGTACACCTCTGTTATGTGTTTAAATCTTTCCCCCCATAGGGAGGAATACCATAGACTGAACACGAGTAGTTGAACCCGTCAGGGCGATTCGTATATGGCTAAAATTCGCGTTGACGTCGAGACCTGCTACGTCGAACTCTACAACCGTAACCCCGGCGGCGGCTGGCGTCACGTTAAAGTTACCGGCACCTACAGTTGCTTGGGTAAACGTGGTAGCTATGCCATACCGGGCGTATGTATGAGAGATGTTCAGAGACTTCGCGCCAGTCCCACTAGAATCCGAAGCCTGAGTTGCGGTAACTGTGATAGTTTCAGCTACTGCGTTAAATGCAAGAATGGCGTGTACCCGAGCGTTACCCTGTGTTGAAACCCAAGGTGAGGTAACCCCACCGACACCGATACCCCCTGGGACCACATTAGTGTAATCAGTCAAATCTAGCTTCATATAATGCTCCTGTATTAAAAAGTCCGGGACGGTGTTCCCGCCCCGGACTCGGTTACATCACCAATACCTACCGGACGGGTTAGATACGGTCAGCCAGCTTCACGAAGGCACTTTGGTTATAAGTACCATTCTTCGCTGCGATAACCTCATCCCACCACGGCTCACCACCGACGCGGATGATAAAGCGGAAAGCCTGCTCATCCGTGGCGAAGTAGACGTGCATGGATACGTCGGTCCTGATACCGGTAGTCTTGGTCAACGACAGATACTGACTGAAGTCGCCCAGGATAATATCACCCGGATCAGATACGGCGGCACAGCACTGGTGCGGGATCACCGGACGACCCATCAGGGTACCGTACGGGGAAGCGCTCAGGCCATTGGCCGGCATATAGGCAGGAACCTTAGAAGTTGCACCTGAATCAAAAGCCAAAGCGTTCAGCTTCTCCTCAACCGCCGGATGGACCAACCAGACGGAGTTGGAGCGCCAGGGAGCGTACAGGTGGCCCCACATAGCAAGAACGTCTTCATACAGGATGACTTCAGCGGCTGTGGTCGTTGTCGCTACAGACACGGTGCCCGTTGCGCCAGCGTCCAAGATACCCATAGGCTTGCCGGAACCGTTACCGTTCAGGATGGCATCAGAGATCATGAAGTCCAGCTTCTGCGGAACCTTGCGACGCAGATACGAGTCGATCAGCGGACCATCTTCCATCTGCTCTTCAGTCACCGGCACGAGGCAAGCGAGCTTGTTCAGACTGATGGTTGACTGCAGGAACTTACCCTTGGATGGGGTAATCGCTACACCTTCCGCCGTCCAATAACCCTGAACGCCGTTGGTGCCGTCCCAGGTCGGATACGGGTCTTTCGGAATGGTAACGGTATTAGCAACCGTCTGCAGACCATCTGTGCGACCGAGCAGGGATTCCGGAGCCAGAACCTTCTCCATAATCATCTGACGGAAATCAGGCGGAACCAGGAAGCCACCGTCAGCGCCGGTCGTGATGTTGTTGCCCTGAGAAGCGAGCAGGCGACCGTCAACGTTAGACGGACTCATGGCGGCTTTCAGAACGGACTGACCGAATTCACCGAAGGACTTGAAACCGGCGCTACCGTTAACACCCCGAGGGATTGACGGAGCCTTCGCCGGATTGCCCGGGGTACCCGGAGCAGCGGCGGTAACGGTCTTGTGACCGGCGCCAGCAGTAGACTTGTCCAACCAGGCTTGGTGACGATCCAGACGAGAAATAGCAGCTTCGATACGCTCCATTTCAGACATGTTTACATCCATCATGTCCAATTCGCTTTCCGTCAGTTCCTCCCCGTTCTCCAGCCTAGCAGCCAGAGAAGCGGAAGCGGTGCCCAGCTCTTGCATTTTTGCACGCAGCTGTTCAATATTCATTTCGTGTTTCCTCAAGTTAAGTAAGATCAAGGGTTAAACAGCTACGTGGGATCAAACGAAACCACGAGCTTTGAGATACGCCGAATGCTGAGCGGCTTTACGACGTTTCTCAGAAATCTCTTTTGGTTGCGGCGCGGAGGTCGGCGCGTGTGCAAACCAAGTCTTGTTAAAATCTTTCCGCACGGCAGCGGCCATAGCCATGGAAGCGTCGTCGAGATAATCCGCAAAACCGAGATTCACGGCTTCCTCTCCAGACATCCAGGTTTCTGCCCGCAGCAGACTCTGTACCCGTTCTTTGCTCAGACCGGTACGGTTGGTATATATCGACAGCATCTGCTCTTCGACCATATTAAGTCGATCGACGACCGCAAGAAGCTCATCTGCGTTACCGCCGGTATACGACCACGGCTTATGTACCATGAACGTCGAGGTGTCGAAGACATATATCTCGTCGGCGGCCATGGCGATAACCGACGCGATCGACGCGGCGATACCATCTACAAACACCCGTACTTTAGCCGGGAATTGCTTCAACCGGTTATAGATCGTAATGCCTTCAAATACATCCCCGCCACCGGAGTTTAGCCGGATGTCTAAAGTCTTAATGTTCCCAAGCGCTTTAAGCTGCTCGTTGAACATATTTGCATCCATACCACCGAAAAACCCTGCTCCAATATCGGAGTATATAGCAATCTCAGCGGTATCGTTGGTACGAGATAGGACTTTAAACGGACGGGTCCCTGCGGAAGGAGTATAGGTGGACTCCGGCAGAGGTAACTTTTCAGAAGCAGCCAGTTGATCCGTAGGGATCATGGCTTTCTTTAATGAAGCTTCCCAACGTCCGTCGGGGAGCTTTTCAAAAATGCGCACAAGGGCCTTATTATCTTGAAATGCTTCCACGCGACCTCGCATGTCTGGGTTTGAGATCGCTGCGACAAAGTCTCCCTCGACAAAAGTGGGAACCGAGGGGGTAATGGGCGTGGAGGAGACATTCGCTAGGGCTTCGACTTCTTCATCTGAGAGAGCCGCAATTTGGGAACGTATTTCTTCAGACTTTTTTGACATAGATTTGTCCCCCTAACAAACATCAAGACAGTATTGATACGGAGTATAATCTAATGGGTACAGAAGATAAACCTTTTTAAATAAAAATTACCTTTACTTTCATTACCGGTACTTTATACTTATAACGTATAGGGAGCGCCCCGATTGTCGGGACCCCTAAGAAATGGAGTAGACGATGTCACTAACCCAAAAGCTATTCGTTTGGTCCGACCCCCCGGGTACGGACAACCTTCTCGGTACAGAGACTATCCTGTCTTATAAAGACAAGATTCTACACTTCGGAGATATTGACATTACCTCGACTTTGATCGGAGTAGTCTCTGCCGAAACGCAAGACCCGCCCTCTGGATTTATGACGCTAATAACGAAAAACGGGTACTACCACGTAGAGTGCTGGAAAGATAGCAGAAAACGTCGCGTCGTTCCCGGGGAAATGCTCGTTTATTTGCAGGAAGCAGCGGACCGTAATTGCCCGCTCCCGGATGGTGATATGAAATACTTTGTTTCCTCGCTCGTTCTCGCTTGGAAACATTTTATGACCGAAAGATACTCAACAGGGATTGTATATGACGTTAACCCAGCCCTGGTTAGTTGAATATTTAAGGGAACGTCGTGGAGACCTGTCCCAACAGGTTCGGTCCCTTCCCTTGAAAGTATACAAGGGACTGACATATGGGGGTTACTACGTTCGTGCCCCGCTCCCGGATAACACGTAGTGCCAGCGGCAGGGGCGAGGTCTACACGAACTCACTCCACCTTGCGCGGTTGGTGTTGCTCGTCGCGCGTTCGCGCGCGGCGGGCCTCTTTTCTTTAACCCTATTTTTTGTGGAGGAGTAGTGATGCGCAAAGCGAAAATTGAGCGAACAAAATACGAGGGGGAGGAGATAGAAGATCTGGAGAGTCGGGGTTGGACGAAGACGGATTTGGCGAAGCGGTTAAGGGTGAGTAAGGTGCTGGTTGGGAAGTGGGACGAGATACCGGAGAAGTACCTGGTGGTATTGGAGGCTGACTTACGAGCAGAAGAAAAATTCATTCTGGGATTACGAGTAGGCGAAGTACGCGCCATATTCGATAAGGAGGGGTGACGTTATGGGTAGACCACGATACACCAGCCCAGCAGAACAGATTGTATGGCTGGAGCATCACG